GACATAGACCAGATATCTCCATGTTGTACAAGTTCTTTGGCATTTTGGGCATTTGGAGTATTATTGAAATAACCTTGCCCGTAAACACCTTCGTCCGCATGGTGTAACATTACATGACCGATGACATTTTCAGGAGTGCTTGGGTCGTGAGACCAAACAAGCGGAACCTTCTTTCCATCATTCTCACGGAATGCTCCATGACGGATCACGACACCATCGGTACACCGCATGTCGTTACGGGTTACATAACCCGCGAAATCATACTTGGGATGTTTATCCATTATACGATTTACCTCCATCATTATTTGCCGCCATTTTGAAGATCCTCTTCACTGTACTGAGGAGTTTCCTCGTAGTACTGTTGATCGTCAGGGGACTCGACCGACCCAGGTATAGACACATCTTGTCTAGAATCCGAAATGTTAGGATTGTACAATTGATCCGCCATCGGATCGTCCATAGGACCATAACCAATGACAGCACGGAATTCATTAGAAGTAAGGATTCTATTCCGAAGAAGAGAGTCTCCAATTGTGGCCAACTGACTAGTCGGAACCAACTTGAACGGATCACTATAAGTCACGATACGATGACCTTGGGTATAGCCAGTCTTCGTGATAAATTTTCTTTGAAATTCTTCCTTAATTCGTGTGACAATTGGATCAATTGTGCGCGTATAGTAGTTCTGCATCTGTTCAGCAGTAGCAGTACCATCAAATACTGATTTTGTCAAACCGATCTGACTAAGTAATTCTTCAGTCAAATATTTAATCTCATCCATAAGATTAGAATTGATTTGTCTATTCAACTGAGTAATCTTTTCATCAGCGGCAATATACGCAATACCTAAATTGGAATCTTGCAATTGTTTCTCAATATCTTTGATACGTCCATCGGCTTCTTGTCGCTTAATATCATTTCGGACCGGAACTGGTAATTGGAGAATCATGTTCCATTTGTTTGCTACAGAATCCAAATCTTGTTTATCAAGAATTGATAATTTCTGAATCAAACGATTCATAGTAGGATTGTCCGTTCCTAGAATATTAGCTAATGGATTCTCAATGATCGCACACATTCGTTTCGGGATAATAATCTCGGAGAAATCACCCTTATTTTCATTGTATACTTTCACTCGAACTTTTGTAGGAAACCATTCGATGACTTTACCAACTCGCATAGATTTGATATCGTACGAGTCAGAACGCATAGGGTCAACAGTTGCCTCAAGTGGAACTGCCACAACGACACCTTCGTCAAATAAAGAATAAACCAAATCGTGGAAGAAGTCGGTGCTAGACTGATCCGTATTCATCTCCACTTCAAACAATCGTTGGAGTGCCGAGGTGTATTGAACCTCTTGATTCTGCATATCAGCAGCTAATTTGACGTGTTGAAATTTAACCATAGATGCATCCATCGCAATTCGGTTAAAGATCATAGATGAAATTGACGATCTGGCATATGATCTTGACGGAATGGCATTATTTGGATTTAATGCTCTTGGCTCCGTTGTAAGTTGATATTGAGTTTGTGTTTCTACCAATGATGGTTTGTTAGTATCGTTGGTAAACATTGACCAGGCATGTTGCAGTCCATCAGTAAAAATACTCATATACTCATACTGGCCTTTCTATACGAATAAATCAAGGTTACGTTTATACGCAACCCAGGCATCTATTAATGCCGCAACGTTATCGATCTTTTCATCGGCACGTTTTTTAGACAATTTATAGTTACCATTGTTATCTTGGATAGCGACAGCATTACCCATCGCAAACTTCATTAGTTCTTCATCAAATATAAGAAGACGTTCCATCGCCAAGTTTTTCAACTCACCCATTGGAACAGATTCGGTTTTGGCACCTTGAATAACCTTCTCAACGCCAAATTCACCGTTATCTCGGGTCCATCTTTCTACAAATTCTCGAGCATTATATGGGTCAAACCCAAATGCGTATACGATATATTTGTGTGAATAGATCATTTCAGTTAGATCGTCATATACTTTATTCAAGTCTAAGACAACTCCATCCATTACAATTAACGTTCCTTCAGCAATCAGTTCATCATAACGATTACGCATCGCTGAAGTTAGTTTCTTGAGTTTTGATTCGCAGACATAAGATCTAGTTTTTATACCAAATCTTCCACGACCAAGTGGAAATAGAAATGTGAATGCACAGAAGTCATCCCCTTGTGAAAGGTCAGCACCCATTGCGCATTCAAGACCATCAAAGTTTTGGGGTCTATGTGGAATTGTTTCTTCATATACAAAGAAGTAAGTATAACCTTCCACCGGAATACCGAAACGTTTAGCCAACGTATCAGCTCTAGTGGCCGGTTGATTTTCGGCACGCTCTACTTCGTTTCTATATGTTTCGTAGGATACTGTAGCACCTAGATTAGGATTTGCTTTTAACCACATATCTGGATATGCGACTTCACGTACATCATCTAAACGATAGTACCATATAGAGACATGCGGGTTAAAGTAGCGTCCTTCTAAAATATCCACCAACTCCATCTTGATAGTATCCCCAACCCCATCACGAGCTGTACCTTCTGAAGAAGTGGCTATGATGAGGTAGTTGTCATTCTTCGAAGCCCCTTGTTCAATCGCTCCGATTACATCCTCTCGGACTTCACCAGATAACCATTCATCGACGGAGGCGTATTTACAACGAAGACCTTGAAGTTTGTCAATGGACATCGGTCTGATCTCCAATAGACTATTCGTTGCGAAATTCTCTACACCCTTTTTAGTGGATGCCAAGAGCTGCTTCTGGGTTAAATTCCCAGTCATTTTAGAACCCTGAACCATGTAGCGAATTAAAGGTCCTTTAGCTCGACTCAATGCCGTTCTGAAAGGCCCCATAATTTCTTCAGCTTGCTTCATGGTAGGAGCAGCGACAATCTGGTGGGTTGTAGAAGTATCAATCAACAACATGTAAGCTTGCATGTATGTTGAATACAATGATTTAGCGGCCCCACGTCCTACGATCAAGTATTGTTTCGTGGTAAGTCGCTTGAATTTTGATTTTGTTTCCCATTTGCCGAGCTTCGGGTTATAAACCTTGTCCTCGGAAATGTAGAACCAAGCGAGGGCGCATTCTGCCCATAATTTAAAGGACGGTAGAAGAGTAACATCACTACCATCTGTCAGAGTCATTTCATTTTCGCAAAATCTAACAAAGCCCTCAATCGCTTGATTATCATAGTAATAATCCGGTGACTCAATCAAGAAGTCGATACGGTTCATTTCCAGTGATACCATCCGATTGACCGGAATTTCACCTCTAAGAACTTGTTCCTTAAACTTCATATACTCTTCCGGATAGCTCTTGTTTGACAATACCAAAATGTCTATCTCCTATTTTTTAAGTTTTCCACCAATAGCCATTACTTGTTTGGTAAATGCAGAATAGTTTTCTGGTTTATTCTTCATAATGTCATTAGTGAACGTCTTAAGAGCGGCCCCAGCGACAGTTGTACCAACAACCGCAGCAGCTTTCTTAACTTTATTACCAAATGGTTTACTATTACCACTTAATTGTTTAGAACGCTTGACCTGCTCAGCAAAGTCATTCTCCAAGCGCAATCGATTAGTAGCTTCTCTCAAATCTTTAGAAGTCATAACATGTCGATTATGGTACTTTTTGTTCCATGCAGCAGAGGCTTTTTTACTAGCTTTTCTGCGTTCGGATTGTTGTCTTCGATTTGATCTAAATCTATGAATACCCCATTTCATTCCTTTGACACCGAAGTGTTCCAGAATGTCATCGGTTTCGTTTTCTTTAATCGCGTGGAGTAGTTCTGGATTCATTAATTCGTTCTGGATCATTAAACTTCTCCTTTTGAATGATTATACGATGCGCTGTGGATTGAAGAGATTTCTCTAGAGAAGTTAACACACTCCCAGTAGGAGGATCGAATTTTAATCGAATGTTGATATAAATGAATTGTTTGGTTAGACGTAATAAATTAGGATCATTAACATGCAGTAACGATTCCCAGTTTGCATCTTTACTCATCACAAACTCCGGGTTCAAAAGCGCCAGCTGTGAGAGTTCGCCAATGATACCATCCAATTCCATAATCAATCTTGAATCAAATCCTGTATCTTCTTCAGAAGCGAAATCTAACGTTGTCTTAACATCGTTAAGAATTGTCATATATCCACCTCACCATAGTTTAGTGTCTCCAGGACATCTCTCTATAAATACAAGAGATGGGTCTGCGGTTTGACCATAGTGAATAATATTGTGAGTGTTGTAGGATGTAGTGATCAATAGATCAGGATTTAGAAGTATTTCCTCACGCCATAACAATATGTCATCCTCAATTAGAGGAATCATATGATGGACCAATGGAGGACCTTCTATTTCTACACCAGGAATACCTAGGTCATAACCCATGTCTCGAGCTATAACTTCTTCACGTAAGTCTCGCCACATTCTTGACTTATAGAATTTGTTTGAAATGTCTCGAGGTGATTTGTATCCTCGATTTGCTAGCGATAGGAAATTTAATCTATCGCCAAAGTCTTTGAATTCTATAAGTTTAGAATAACTAAGATCTCTAAGAATCGAACGTTGTTCATCTAGCTGAAGTATCATAAGGTTTCTGACGGAGCATAACCACGAATAGCACGAATGACTTCTTCGCTATCTCCTTTACCTTTTACTTCGCTATTCAACAATTCAATCTTGGAATCATTCAACGTTTTCTTAGATCTTAGATTTTCCAACTGGAGTTCGTTTTCAATTGTGCCGTATCGAAGCAATGCATTCAAAGTACTTGGTGCAATGGTTCCATCGGCTAGTTGTTTTTCCGCCAAGTCAAAAGCTTTCTTCGTAAGTTTCTGCATTCGACCATCTGGCGTTAGTGCTTGTCGAGGTATTACCTCATCACTTCGTTTGCGGCGTGTACTCATAGTCAGTCACCTCCGCAGTTGAAGTAGTTAAATCCTGAAGTCGGCGTAATTCTTGAACAGAGTGTTCGATATAATCTTCGGCTTGTTCTGCTGTCAATTTCACACCAGTCTCTTTAGCAAAGCTTAGAAGTTTATTCATAGCTTCGCGTTTCTTATCATCATTCGGAATCAGTACTGAATCTAGTGATGATACAATGATCATTGCACGGTCTGCCAATGTCTGAATTGACTTGTTGTGAGTAACTGCTCCTAGGAGCTTCACAAGGTTTACTACAACAGGCGCAACAATAATTAACACCGTAACAATATCAATAATTTTGTCAATGCTCATTCTTTAGATCCCTTTCTTTTAATTCTTCAACGTAGTCGTTTACGATTCTTGTAACATAAGAGTTGTATCCCTTTTCAGCATACTCGCCGTAAAGAGTTAAGACCTCGTTCTTAGATAATCGACCAGATTGAATACCTGTGATAATCTGTAAACGAAGAAAGTCTCTCTCTTGGTTCCTCTGCATCTCTTGGAAACTCGCAGTTAAAGCATTAAGAGTGTTTTTAATACCCTCGATCTCTTCATTCTGTTTCTTTTCCAAGTTGGTCCACAACTTCTTGAAGACTTTAACGCCGAAACCGATGATGGAGGCGCCTACACCAATGTAAACACCTATCTGTGAAAGAACTTCAGGAGATATTAACCACATTAGCAATGCTTTGAGGTGCATATACACATCATTGGGCATAGTTAGTTCTCCTTTCAAGTAACATCTACCGCAGTTTAAAAGACCTAAATTGGACTTTTAAACCCCTCCGGAGAAATTTCAGAGAGGTGCGGCGATGCAAAGGGGTCGGAA